CATTCGAAGCATTACCACCAAGATCAGCATCCATATAGACACCTGATTCCATGTTCTCTGCTATTTTATGTGAAGATACAAACTCTTCTATAGCAACACCCATAGCATCTGGAATACTTGTAGCATTAGGATCAATAAGGAAGTTCTGAGGACTAATAGGGTTAAGTGTTACGTTGAATTTCTCTTTTGATATCGTACCAATAGCAATACTCTCTACTTCTTCCATAGGTTGAGTAGCTGGGATACGTTCCATTGTCTTTTTAAGAGTGATCTCCCCAATACCCGTACCATAAATACTAGCTAACAGGATAATATCACCTACATTCTTGCGTAGTCCATTCTTTTTAAAGCACTCTTTCATGTACTGTTGAAGATACTGGATATCTCTATCATCTTTATCAGCCATGTCATCATCAATACTAAATAAACTATCTCCAGATCCAAAGACACCTTCTTCAATTTCAGATGCGTGGTTCTCAATAGCTTCTTGTAGAGCTGGTGAAACAATCCTGCTTCTTTCAGACTCTCTTAGTTTGTCTTGAGCAGCCCACTCACCTCTCCATAGCCTCTCATACTCTTTCCACTGTTCAAGATAGTTAGAATCTCTGCTATCTCTCCAGTCTTCTAAGTGTCCTTGAACCCAAGTAACTAATTGTGATGGTGCTTTATATTCAGCCATGTTATATCCTATTAATTAATATCCACTAACTACGTCTAGTACTTCGTAATCCTCATCTACATCTTCAAAGTGTACATCTACAACTTGTACTTGATCAATATAAGCTAAAGCATCAACCAAATCGTCATGTAACTGACTATTAGGGAAGTTCACTAACTGATCAATGAAATGATTATTCCATGAACCATAGTTTAGTGTTACTCTCCCATGTTCAAACCTTCCTTGTAGTGCCCATACTATTCTTTCTGTTTTCTTTTGATTACCATGAGTACAGTCATCAATTCTAAAAAACAATCCATTCTTTTGCATTAGGTCCATTAGGTATGGAAGTGCAGCATTCTTTAAACTACCTTTCTCTATTCCTATTTTTGTTGGTTCATACTCTCTAACAGCTGCGAAGATTTGTTCACAAGTTTCCTTAATGTCCCATCTACCATGTTTAATATCCGCAACCCACCAGCCCTCTTCATGGACCTTAACAATAGCAATGGCTGTTTCATCCAGTTTACTATTCTTGTTGCCTGCATCTTTATCCACTTTAATGAATCCAGCCAAATCAACTGCAATAAAATAATTACCATCTTCAGGTTCTTCATCATCTATATGTACCCAATCCTCTTTAAATATGTCTCGTGATGCTGCTTCAAATGAAGCCATAAACTCTTGTCTAAATGCAAAACTACTCATCGAGCTCTTTGCTGCTTCTATCTCACTAGCAGGTATTAATGGATTATCATAAGAAGAATAATGAAATGCCTCCCAGTCATCATCCTTTTGATCTTCAGCATACTTCCATAGTTCATAAAAGTGGTTACGACCCTTGGGAGTTCCAATGAATAGAGCTTTACCCTGTACATCCGCTAAGGATGGACGTAAGATCTGTTCCCATACGTTTGGTTTAATGTCAGCATACTCATCGATTACTACATAAGCTAGACCAACACCACGTAGAGTATCAGGTCTATCTGCTCCTTTTAAATATATCTTACGACCATTCACTAGTGTAAGGACGGACGTATTCTCATGAGCTGAAGCAATTACTTCATGCCCTAATTCTTTAAGTACTCCCCACATAATATCCCTAGCTTGCTGGTATGTAGGTGCAACATAAAACACATCTTTTGATTTAGATTGTAATGCTTCTATCAACAGTATCCAGGCTGCAAGCCTAGACTTACCAAACCTTCTTCCTGCTGCTACAATCTTAAATCTTGCTGTGCTGTTAAATACTTCTCGCTGCTTGTCATGCAGCTTTACATTTAAATCTGTCATTTAATCCTTTTTAGGGAATGTAGTTATTATCTTACCTGCTGCTAATGTTGCAGCTAGATCAGAGTCCTCCAATAGTAAGTTAGACCATTGTTTTAAACTAAGATCCTTTAAAGAATCTTTTGCATTTCCTTTATTCCAAGAGGCATCTTTAAAAGTCTCTTCAAACTTTTCTCCAAACCATGCTCGTGAATTTGTCATTAAATCTCTAGCAGTCTTAGGTTCTACTTGCCAGTATGATCTAGCAACTCCGCCATCTTTTTGTACCTTTGTTTCATACTTAGATTCTATCTGACCAATCTTAGATAGAAACTCTGTAATATCTACTGCAGAGTACCCTTTATCTGTATCAAAGATACTAGCAGCAATATCTATAGATTCTAAAGCTTCATTAGGTACAGTATAATTCTGTGCTAACCTAAATCTAGCCTGTGTATTCTTTATTAAACTGTCGTCTGTTTGATAGTATTTACCCCAGTTAGTTACAAAGTTGGAGGCTTCACTATCCAGACCTAGTGATCCTTCTGCTGCACCTGCATCAGGTACTCCTCTTTCCATTGCTTTTCTTATTAGGCTCAGTGCTGGATTAGCACTATCAGGAACTATCGGAATATATCCCCTTTTTTTTATAGGTAATATCTCTTCTTCCAAAGATTGATTATCCAGACTTTGACCAAAGGTATCTGCTTCGTAACCTTGATTCATTTGTGTATTGAATGGGGTACCATCAAGATTAGTAACACCTTGATCTAGTTTCATGTCATAGGCAAGCTTAGAAGCATCTTGTTTTGTTATAGTCGTAACAGGCTCAAAGCTCGGATCCAGGAGTCTCTGTGCACTTCTAAAAGCATTATCAATTAAGTTATTCCGTGCCATCTACTGTCTCCATGTCTATTACGTCTATCTCGTTTATCTTAGGATCTTCTACACCTGATATGTGTATCTGTATCTGATTACCATTACCTTTCATTTTATTGATGTAGTCTGTTGGAAGAACTCTATCCATAACAATCTTTAAACAAGCCATCTGATCATCATCGTCATCATCCAGAGCTTTCATTAAGACTTTTTCTACTACCCTCTTACCTTTTGAGTTAAGCATGGTAGCAAGTACTTCTTGAGAACGAGCTTTCTTATGAGCAGGCAAGATAGCATTGCTCTTACGTATTCGAGGTCTCCTAGTCTTTCTTTTAATGAGGGGTAACCCTTGAGCTGCTCTTATCTCATTAGTTGCATCAATCGTTCGTCTACCCATTATTTCTTCTTAGTTTTAGCAATCTTAGGTCTTGTAGCTTTATATCTAGGTAAGGCATACTTTTTGTCGGAAGGATGGCTTCCTCTATTTGCTTCTTTAACCTCAGCTCTGAGCTCTTTTATAGCATTAACCTTTCTTTGTTGGGAAGCTTTCCAAGGAGCTTTAGTTCTAATAGCACCAGACTTCTGTAGTCCTTTTTCACCAACGCTAAAAGTAGTACCAAGTTTCTTCTCTACTTTCTTTACAAAGGCAGTTCCTGACTTAGCTTTACCTCCTACAGGCTTAATCGTAGGTACACCATAAGCATCTTGACTTTCAACATATGTTTTATATGACTTCTTAGGTTTATTTAATACTTCTTTTCTAACTCGTGCCATGAAGGCTGCTTTTCTAGCAGGCTCTCCTTTAGCTAATCTCTTATTATCTGCAACACGTTTTTCCTTAATCACTTTATTAACTGTACTATCTTTATATCCTTTACTACCCTTTGCAGGTACCATAGCTTTCTTAGCTTTAACTATCTTATGTACTTTCTTAGCAATAGATGCTGCTGTTAAAGCAGTACCTACGTAAGGTATTTTCTTAGCTATCTTTTTAATTACTTTCTTTGGCTCAGCCATGACTCAGGTTCCCTCTTAAATTAAGTTATAAGTAATCTCTAGGTAACTTAATTAATTAATTAAGTATCCTATTATAACATGATACACTGATACAATCCTTTAAAACCTACTAACTAACTTATCAGTAGTTACATGTTATTGATTACTTCTTATTATACTAATATTATACCATACTTTTTAGTGAAAGTCAAGAGATAAATGGTACTAATTACTAATTAGTTTGATTTTTGGTTTACTCTTTGCTAAATGGACGATAGTCCCCATATTCCCTTTGATATAATTATTGTGGTTCTTATAATAATACAGTATATTATTCTATATAACCCCCCCTATTACTAATTATATAGTATTATTACTAGGAATGATGAATGACTATGATGTGATACACATAGACTAATCTAACCATATGCAACAGTGTAGTCTAACTTATTCAATAAGTCTTTGTATCAATTACTTTTTATGTGAATTATTTATACCAGAATTCCCTATCATTATTTATTTATTGTAACTTAATTATATATAATTATATAACATATAAAAACAAACCAATAAGTGGTGGTTATTCTATACTAATATTCTAATCATACCATGAGTCGTGTAACTGTAAACAACAATCGGTCTCAATCGAAACAACTGATTGACCGCATTGTAAGTTGACAGTCACCCTTTGTCATGCTACTCAGAATATGTAGTATATTATAAACTCTATAAGGAAATACATTATGTTTAATTACATGGAAGTAATGAATCAAGAGACAGGTCATATGAAGATAGTAGATGAGTTATCTGATACGTTATTTGATACAGGGTATAGGTTCAATCGATATGTACCAAATAGAGAGGTAGACCTACTAGAACTAGATGCTATAGCTGAAGAGGAAAGACTTGCGACAATGGAGTTATCTGCTAGTGATCCATGTTATTGGGTAGAAGATAAGGACTCTGCAAGTGATCCAATATATAGACAAGCTTTGGAAATCTACTAGGACGGTCATAGTTAAGTACACTAAAACTAGGTCTCGTCATCACGAGAGACCAAGTTTTCTTTTAATTAAATGGAGTAAATGAAATGAGTAAATTAGATATAGTTCTACTAGTTATAGCTTTTATAGTTCCAATACTAACAATAATGTACTTATCAACAGTGACAATATGACAGGTAAAGAATTTCCCTCCTCCCTTTGTGAGAGGGAAATTTTTCCCCTTTGTAATAAAATTCTTAACTATATGGAGTAACAATATCATGGCTACAACAACAACTAAACCAGTATATACAGCAGAACAGAAAGCAGAAGGACAAAGAATGTTTGGTGAATTACGTGCTTGGGGTTCTAAAGAAGGTAAACCAGCATCACCTAACATGAAGTTAGCAGGTGTTATATCATTACTTAATGATTGTAAGGAAAGTCTAGTACAGTATCGTCAATATGATGAACTATCTAAGGTAGATGGTTTAATCAACGCTATTAAGAACTATAAGACAGCTGAACAAGAAAGAATTACTGCAATGATTGAAGCTCGTGCAGGTGAAGCATAGGTTTAAGAAAAGGGGAGCTCTTATGAGTTCCTTTTTTTCTACGCTTTTGCTCACACAAAAGCTTGGCAAAATGTGATGAAGAGCAGTGCAAAGGCGGTCTCGCTACACTCGCCTAGATGGACGGTCATACTGGGCATTATATAACTTAAGGAGAATGTTATGTTAAACGTAACTAAATTAGATATGAATGTACTATCAACAGATACATTGCAAGAACGATTCTGTATAGAGTTCTATAAAATATATAGTGAGTTCCCTAAACCTGAATTCTTAGATCGTACTGCTTTACTAAAACGAATTAATATGCTACAATTAATGTCATTAGGAGTAGAATAATGGATGACCTAGAGGTAATACAAGACTTAGTAATAGAATTAGGTAATGAATATGATAAAATGTCTGACATAGGTAAACTAACATACATTACTTTATGTGAGAGGTTAGAACTTGACTTAATACCATGGACTAAACACTAGGAGAATACTATGAACAAAGAGAAGCTAGTCAATAAATATTTTATTGGCATTAGATTTTGCAATGACTACTCTAATTATTTTATCTATGGTAAAATTATAGAAAGATTAGATACTCATTGTCTCTG